TTTGTGCCCGGGCAACGCCAGGGGGCGACGGGATCTGCATAGGGCCGCCCAGGGTGGGCCCTTGGCCTGGCGCAGAGAAGGTGTCAACGATGCGCTGTACGACCTGCAGAGCTGGTGCTGCTAGCTCGTTACCAGCAATCGGCGCCTGGCTGCTTGATTCCGGGATGCCACCCAAAAGCCTGGCCGGTGTCGACCTATCGGTGTTGCCGTAAGCGGGGCCGAGAGTAGGGCGTGCCATTAGGGAGACCTCCCGGGTGTTTTGGGAGCGGGCTTGGGAGCGGGCTTGGGCCGCGCTGCTGTTGCTGCTTTGTATTTGCTTGCGGCAGTGACAGTATTGGCTATGCCCGTAACGCCGGCGCTGGCAGCTTCAATGTAGTAGGGCGACATGTCTACATACGACTTGTACACAGGAGCCCGTGTCACCTCGCCTCTAGTAACTTGCTGACGCACTGGTGCGACGCCATACACTGGCGCCACGCCACCACCAGGGGCCAAAGCCTGCCCTTTGATCGGGTCAACATATGGCTGCTTGATGTAAGGCTGCTCTGAAGCCTTACGTGCCGCGTATGTAGCCTGGCTGCCGCGCTTTTGTTCTTGCAAGTCTCTGCTTGCAAAAGCCAGGTTGCGGTTAGTGGCGTAATCAAACTGAGCTAGTTGTCGGGAGTAATCAGCTAGCAAGTTGTCTACGACGTTGCCAGTGCGGCCTGATGCACGCACAGCTGCACGCTCTTGGGCTATTTCTTTTTGAGCTTTGAGCTTGCTTTGTGCGGCAGCTTCCTCCTCTTGCATAAAGCGCAAGTCAAGCAGGCGTAGGTCGTTGCCGTAAGCAATGCCTGCCAACTCAGAGTTAAGCTCCATTACTGACTTCTGTTGCTGTTCCCTTTGCAGCTCAAAGGCACGGTTAGCGTCAACCTGAGCTTGTTGGTACTCGAAGTTTTGCTGGTTGACAGCTAGCTCGTACTGGTACTGCCGCTGCTGCTCAGCCATTTGGTAGTCGAATTGCAAGGATGCGTTGCGGTACTCAGCGTCACGCTGTGCCACCTGGTTTTGATAGGTGTACTCAGCCATGCGCAGCTGCTCTTGGAACTGGTAGTCCATCTGCCGCTGTGCTTCAGCAAACTGGTACTGCGCCTGCATTTGCTGCGCCGCGTACTGTTGTTCAACCTGCTGCTGAGCCGCCTCGCCCTGAGCAATAGAGCCATAGATTCCAAGCCCCGCTGACGTTACAGCGGAAATGACAGAAACTGCAGCTACAGTGGTTGGATCGCACATGGGCTTACTTGGCAGAACTCCAAAAACAATCGACCTTCTGCACCATAGTTTGGATGCTTAGCGACAAAGGTAAAGCCCATCCACTGGATCCATCGTATGTGAACCGTGTTACGGGCATCGACGCAATTCCACAACACAGCGTAGGTCTTAAACAGCTCCTTGAGATACGCCTTGACCTCCCTCAAAAAACGGACGCGAATGCGCCGGTCACCAACTAGCTCGTCGGTTCCCAGCATCCATACTCGTCCCACCTTACCTGCATCAGGCGTAACGCCCCACATGGCTATGGGCTCGTCCTTGCTGTTGCAGATGGTCATGCAGGGTTTGCCTGCCATAAAAGCAAACAACAGCGCCTCCTTAGGCCCTCGACCCTCACCTGCCAGTACCTCAGCCACGTCCTCCTTGCGCATGTTGGCGGCGACCACAGGGATGTCTGACGCCTTAGTGATGCGCGTATAGCCAACCGTCACAGGCGTTGCGTGCGGCTGTAGTAGTTGCCCTCCCATTCTGCCGACTGAATACGGCAGGGCAGTGGGCTGCTGCTCCTGATCTCAATCTTGGTGTCGATGTTCTGTGCCATCACAGGCACGCGGAACTTGCCCACCATCTGCGGCACCTGGCCCAGCTTTACGCCAGCATCACCCATCAACAACCCGTTGTAGGGGTGCTTCTTGGTGTCCCTGCCGCGGGGTGTGACCCACATCTCGAAGTGAGCGCTCTTGTCGTGGATCAGCGTCCAGGTACGCATCTGCAGCCTGGGACCACCACTCACTGCAATGCCCCCGCCAATGCCCCCGCCTTGGGGCTGCTCTTTCAGATACGGAGTCGAGAACTCGTACCGCATGTCGTACAGCTCGCCAACAAAGAACTTGGCTGCCGTCAGGTCACCGCGCACTGTGATGGTGCTAGCGGCCTGCGTAAGGGGGTAGATCACCTGGCCTGGTTGGATAGTGTTGCCTGCATGCTCCCGACCCACCAGCACCATTTGAGCTGTGGTGTTGCGGGGATACGGCAGCGTAATGGTTGACTGCGTATCCAGGCCGCTGGGGTTAGTAAGCGCAACAGTGCAGGCTGCCTCTGTTGCCTTGCGATCTACCAGCAGCTCGTAGCCGGCGCCTGTGTCCACGTTCTCTGGACGGACAACCACCCTTTCCAGGTACACGCCGTCCGCGTACTCAACGACGCAGTACAGGTCGCTGTCGACAAACTGGATGCCGATGATCGACTTGGCGCCTGACACTTCCCAATAGGACCAGGCGCTCTGCAGCTTTTGATCCCCTTGGAAAAAGAACTTGTAGAAGTAAATTCGCTTGGGCTGGCTTTTGGCGACCAAGGCCACCCGACACGGTGGCCGTCATCTGGGCAATGTCGCTGGGTATGAATCGCGGCACCGCTGAGGTCACCTCATCTGATGCAGGTACTGGGCTGGTGGTATCTGGCAGGAAGTATTCCCGCAGGCCACTAAACTCACCTCGGGGAATTGCAAAGAAAATCGTGCGGCCTGCAGCTACTGGATCTACGCCGTCGTACAGCTCAAAGGCTGTCATTGCCGTGATGTTGGCGCTCTTGGGCGTAAGGGGCTGAACGGTCAGCGAACCGCTGTCCATACGGAACTGACCATGCCGTGAGAACAGGAGCAGGGTGCTGGCAAATGGCACCGCAGCCAACAGGATGTTGACCTGGTTACCCCCACAGCTCAGGTCGATTGGGTCTGAGTCCAAAACCGTCTGCACGGTTTCAGGGAAGAACCGCTCAAACTCATCAGCTGCCGACATCACCACGTTCTCGTCGGTCAACAGAGCCAAGCGGTTGCGGAATATCGTCAGGTTGTTGATTGCTCGTCCTATGAAGCTGGGGTTTGGGGCGCTGTTGACGTCACCTGCCTTACGAGGCGACCAGTCAAATTGCTTAAAGGTGTAGGTGTTGTTGCTGTTGCGTATCAGCACATGGGGCATGGTCGCTGGATCCAGCTTGTAGTCGATGCCCGGAGCTACGGTCTCTCTCCACACCCCTGCGCCAAAGCCGCTGCCGGTATTCGTCTCAAAAATCAAATACCAGTCGTCAAACTCCGAAGCCGTGTTGCCTTGTATCTTCACGATGAAACCGTGCAAGGCGATGGTAGGTAGGTCGGTAATGCCGCTTACTACCCCTTTAATCGCACGAATTGACTGGCCGTCATAGCCGTCAGTGGCAGAAAGGGTGTAGTCGCTACCGTCGTTCTTCTGAATGTTGATGATGTAGTCATTGGCTGTAATGGTGAACGCCCCTCCCAAGGCCGACGCCAAGCTGTTACGCAGATTGGTGGCAATGGTCGGCGTGGTGGGTTGACCGCTGCCCACAACAGGCGTTGTAAAAGTCACAGTGGTGTTATTGACCGTGACTGAATACGTGGTGTTGTATTGAGCGGCCTTTACAAACACCATTGACTTTGTGCCCCAGGTTGGGCTTTTGTCTCCAGCGCCAGTAAGCAGCGCAGGCACCTTCTCTCGATTCACAATGAAGGTGAAGTCAGCAACGGAAGCCACGCGGAACTGTTTGCTGGGCTCTCCTGTGACATCCAGGTAGTTCAACCCGTTGGGTGCTGTAACCGTGCGCAATGTGCCGTCTAGGTCAAACACCTTGATAGCTTGGTCTTGCAGCAGCACGCCCCAGCGGTTGGCTCCGTCCCGGTCCACCACCGTAAAGAACGGACGACCAGTGCCTGCAGTGCCTGCAAAGATCTGTTTGATGTGGCTAAAGGGAGGGCGTTTCTTAAGGCCCTCTACAGGGCTGGGCATGCAGTTGATAACGGCCTCAGCCTGGGATGCCAAGCGCAGCGCCGCAGGCTGCTGACTTACCCCGTTGATCAGGTTGGGGATGGTGCTGCTAACTAACGGCATGGCTTAACGACGCAGGGCTTGTGTGGGGATGTAGCTCAGGTAGGGGCCTGCAATGTTGGGGTTACCCTGCAGCATGCTGTGGCTGGAGGTGGTTGTCTCTACTTCCATGAAAGCCGAGCGGGCCTCAGCCTCCATGGCGTAGTTGATTTTTTCTAAGTCTGCAGAACCAATGACGGATTGCTGCAGCTCACGGCCAGCCGTCACGGCAATCAGTCGACGGGCGTGCTCAGGCAGCTCATCCCACTCCAAGCCAAAGGACACATCAGCCTTGATGTCCTGGGCAAAGACGTAGGTGCCAGCCTTGCGGTCGTACAGCTTCTCGCCTCGCTGCACAATCTCCAAGCTGGGGTAGTCAAAACGGTTGACCTCAACGCGCAGTGCGTTGGTGGGGACCTTGATCTCGTTTGTAGCGTTATCCCGTTGCAGCGTGCGTTGGTAGTCGGTGTTAAACGACCAACCCTCCATCATCAGTTTGCGACTAGCGGTTATGAGGGCATCGCTTGACTGTTGAGCTAAGCCAAACTGCCCGTCTACAGCGTTGACCGGGGCTTCGCCCGCCATCCGCAGCACCAGGTTGACGGCCTCAAGGTATGTGGTGCGAGTGAGGGTCATGGCCTAAGTCGCAAAAGGAAAAGAAAGGGGGCCCGAAGGCCCCCGCACCTTATTAGCTGAAGGTGAGTTCGATGGCGCAGTCAGGGCGCAGCACGTTGGTGCCGCAAGCCATGGAGCCGACCATGAACGTGCCTTGCCACAGGGCATGGATGTCAGAGCCGGTCTGTTCCATCTTGAGGTCCATCAGCTTCACCGTACCAACGGCCTGCTTGTTGAACACCAGGGCCACGCTATTGGTGTAGTTGGCGCTGTAGGTGTTGTTCTCACCAGACACCGCAGAGCGGTTGGTGGTGGGCAGGTGGTTGGACTTCAGCACCGTGATGCCAGCAACCTTGAGGACGGTGCCGTCGGCGTAAGCGCCTTGGCCGCCCCAGTCGCGGTTGATCACATCGGTGGTTTGCACCAGCTTGTAATACTGAGCTGGGGCAAGCACGCAGTAGCGATCATCCTCGGGCAGGTTGTTCTCGTCCATCTTCTGCGCTGCAGAGAACAGCGCAGTAGCCAGTTGAGCACCAGTGATGGCGGCTTTACCGCCAGCCTGCACGATGTTGATCTGCGAGCCACCAGGCAGATCGGTGTTGAAGTTGGTGGCGGTACGAGCTGCCTTGGCGATCATCGCAGCAACGTTCTGGTCAAAGCGATAGGCAAGTGCGTTGCCCATCTCGACCGAATACTGCGAGCGCACGTCGTAGTGGTTCTTGGCTTCGTCAATGTCAGCCAGGAACACTTGGCTCACCAGCTTGTCATCAATGTTGATGACAGCTTCGGCGTGCTTGATCGACGTACCGGTCAGCATCGTGCCGGGGGTGTGATACCCGGTAGAAGCAAGGCCAATGATGGGGAACTGCGCTGACTTGCCCGACGCAATGGTGCGGACAGTGTGCAGGCCTTCAAAGATGGTCGCCTTGCGGAAGGCAGTCAGAACCTCACCGGCAAAAACCTTCAGGAAAAGGTCATCAAAACCAGAGTTGCCGGCGTTAATTACGCCTAGCCGAGAGGGTGTGAAGTTGCTCATTGGGATACCTGTAGCGGTAGAGAAGTTGGGTTGTTACCCGACCTCGCCTGTTTCCACTGGGGGTGTCCTCCGCAGAGGGCCGTCGCTTCTAAAAGGTGGTCTAGGTGCATAAATGATAAGCACCTTTGCCAGCAATAAAAAAGCCCCGGACTTTGGGACCGGGGCAAGTAGGTGCAAAGAAAGCCTAACTACATGATTGAGGATCGACTCAGCTTGTTCTGTACCTTGGAGCGGTAGGCCGGGTCGTTCTTGTAGCGGGGGTCCGACATCGCCTGCACCAACTGAGCGGTTGACTCAAACTTGTCCCCGCTGGATTTGGACGCCTTGCCACCAATCAGCCGGGGCTCACGGCCTTCAGCTGCTGTGTACTTGGCATGCAGGCCGGCAATGGCCAGCTTTGCTACACCTAGGGACTGGGTGTTGACCACCTGATTAAAGGCGTCTTGCTCGTCCTTGGACAGGTTGTCAGCAGCCCACTGGATCATGGCGCTGTACTGAGCTTCACCCCCGTACTCCTGCTTGATCGCAGTAATCTCTTTGACGGTTAGCTGGCTGTCCTGTGCTGCCTTGTAATTAAGGCCGCTTAGGTAAGCATCCACCATGTCACGGGTAAAGCCTGCCTCTTCAAGCTGGCCATAGTCCCCATCATCGAGCTTGCCGCTTTGCGACCAGCGATCAGCCATCGACGTAAAGTCAATGTTGGCCTCCTCCAAGCGAGAGCCAATAAAGTCCCCGTAAATTTCCCTGGCATTGCCA